GTAACATGGAAATGAACGGGTGGCAGCGCGATATGCTCCACTACTTTCTGACGGCTGGCATCAACAACGAAACCAAATAAGCGCCAACGCAAAACTCCTGAATGCGATCACCGAGGCTGTGCGTGAAATAGAGCGCAGCCCGGATGACTCCATGCAGGACATCTTCAACGAAGCTCTCAAAACGTGGGAGACTGGATTGAAGATGAAACACAACTACGTCATCGAACCAGAATGAAAAATCCCGCTGCCGTGGCGCTCGGTAAAATCAAAAGCGCGGCCAAGTCGAAAGCTGCTCGCGAGAACGGCAGGCTCGGCGGACGCCCGCGCAAACCAAAGCGCGTTGCTATGACGCCCAACGACCGGAGCTGAGACGCCCGGAACCAAAAATCTATGCAAACCGAAAACCTCAACGGACAACTGACAGCGCCAATCCGGGTCGTCTCCAGCGACTTGTTAGCACGTCCGGCTAGAATCGTGGCACTGTCCGGCGGGAAAGACTCAACGGCGATGGCAATAGAACTGGCCGAACGCGAGCCGAGCGACGACTATCAATTCTGTATCACGCCAACCAAGCGCGAACTCCCGGCGATGGATGCACACTGGGCGAAGCTCGAAAAGGCACTCGGCAAGCCGCTCGTCAGAATCCCCGCACCGTCGCTGGTCGAACTCATCGTAAAATTCAAGACGCTGCCGAACTGGCGGATGCGCTTCTGCACGCGCCTCATAAAAATCGAGCCATTTATGTCGTATGCGGAAAAGCTAAAACCGGCAATCTCCTACGTCGGCATCCGCGCCGATGAAGTGCTGGGCAATGACCCGCGTGAAGGAACTGACTGGACTGGCCGCGATGGAATGACTCAAGACTTCCCGCTGGTGCGATGGGGATGGGGACTGAACAAAGTGCTCTCCTACCTCAAAGAGCGCGACATGATGCCGCCACCTCGGACGGACTGTGACTGGTGCTTCTTCCAACGGCTCATCGAATGGTATGAACTGTGGCGCGACCATCCCGACCGCTACGCAGAAGGAATCGCAATCGAGAAATGGGCTGGCCACACCTTCCGCTCTGACCAGCGGGACTCGTGGCCGGCGAGCATGGAAGAACTGGCAAAATGCTTTGCGGCTGGGCGTGTGCCGAAAGAAACACGCGGCAGAGAACGGAAAACAATGTGCTCATGGTGTGCAAGATGAAAACTGAATTATGACAAAGAAAAGATACATGCAGCTAAATGGCCCGAAAGACTACAATCCGCCAATCTGCCCGCAGTGCAAATCCGAACTCCGGCAGATGAGCACGCTCTGGTCAAAATGTCCTAAATGCGGCATCAGAATGTATCATGGTAAAATCAACGACGTGGCCGCGATGCCTAACGAAAAAAGCTGAGCCACGGGCGACCCGTGACTCGGCCAACCAGAAATCTTATGAGAAAAACTGAAAGCGATAACGCCCGTTGGCTCCGGCGTCTTGTTAGGCATAGCGATACACAAATATGAAAACTGAAATCAAAACACCGATAACCGACTCCTGCACCGGGTCTGCCGATAGATTTGGCGACCGCGATGTAATACCTGCCACAATCGCCCGCAAAATAGAAACGGTATCTCTGAACCAAGCCGAGGGGCACTTGGTAAAGCATCTCATAGAACTCTACAACGCCGTGTGGGAACAGGGGCGGTGCAAGGCGAATTGCGATTGCGCCGTCTGTGCAGCATCCGAGGAAGTTGGCAATCATAATGTGTCAGTGTTCGACTCACTGACGGAGAAGGCGTCCGCCGCGATGTCTAACGTAGAAAGCTGAGCCACCGTGGAACTAAATCATCCAACAACCTGCGACTTGTCGCCAAACGGCCAGCGCCAACGGCGGTTGGCTCCGGCGACTTGTTAGGCGGCAAAACGTGAACTGACATAAAATCTATGACAAAAACAAAATGCAAATCCTGCGGCGTAAAATGGACTGACCACAACGGCATCCAACGAACCTGCGCCGCGCTTCAAGTCGCCATCAAAGCTCTTGAACAAATCTCGGTCATGCCACGGAATCGCCGGGCGCGTCATCTGGCAATCGGCACTCGCTCGTTTATCGAAACGCAACTATTGCCGCCTAACGTAGAAAGCTGAGCCACCGCCGACTTGCGACGTGAACCGCGACAGCGGAACTGACAGCGTTGGACGATGTCCGAAGTGTGGTAAGCGGGCTTTGACCATTGGTAGGCCAAGAGTAGATTATTTTCCACCCATTCCGGGTGGTGTAGAAAACCAAAACAAAAAGGAAACATAAAACATGAGCAGTGCATTGATAAAATCCTCGTCCCTAAAGGACTTGGTTCAAAACGAGACGGTCAAGAACCGACTCAAGGAAGTGATTGGTGAGCGCGCTCCGCAGTTTGCGGCGGCGCTTGTCCAGATAGTCAATCAGTCGTTCCAGCTCCAGAAATGCGACCCATCATCGGTGATTGGTGCAGCATTTACTGCGGCTGCGCTCGACCTATCCATTGACCCAAACATCGGAGAGGCACATTTGATTCCATACGGAGACAAGTGCCAGTTTCAAATAGGATTCAAGGGGTTCATCCAGCTGGCGATGCGCTCCGGCAAGTATAAGTCGTTCGGCTCCACTGTGGTCTATGAAGGCGAGCTGGAATCATACGACGAGCTGGACGGCCTTCTCAAGCTGGCCAAGTCCAAGAAGACCAGCGACAAGGTTATTGGCTATGCCGCGCGTTTCCGCCTGCTCAACGGTTTTGAGCGGGGAGAATACTGGACGGCAGAGGAGATTGAGAGCCACGCCATGATGTATTCCAAGCAATACAAGTTCTCCAAGGGCAAGCCGGACAAGGAGGCCAACTGCCTATGGATAACCAAGCGGGACGAGATGGCCATTAAGACCGTCGAGAAGTCTCTGCTGAACCACTACGGCCCCAAGTCCATCCAGATGGAAAAAGCAATCAAGATGGACGGCGGAGCTGTGATTGACGCCGACACTGGCGATGTCAGCTATGTGGACAATGGCAGGGAGCCGGTGGCGGCTGAACCGGAGTTCAAGGAGCCGAAGAAGCTGGTAGAACGCGAACCGGCCACTGTGGTTCCGACTGACGAGAATGTGGCGGTGAAGAAGAACGTCACTCCCAAGAAGGAGGAGTCCAAGCCAGAAAGCGGTCTAAACAAACTGAAGGCTGTTAAGGGTCTGATTCAGCTCGCCAGCCTGACCGAGGACGAGGTGGTCGCGTTCGTCGCCGATTTGGGCGTGTCCAATGAAAAGGCGCTGGACAAGATGGATTCGTCGGTCGTGGATATGCTCTACGAACAGGGCGCTGACATCTTCAACCGCATCAAGAACCAGAAAGGGGTGTCGCAATGAGCGAACAGGAACGCGGAACATGGACAAGCGCCAGCAACGCGCAGGCGGACTCAAACTGCGCTGGCCGGCATCTGGCACAGGCAAACATTCCGGACAAGAATAGCGACGACGCCACGTTCGGGAACGAGCTCCACGCGGCACTGGCTGCCGGTGACGACAAGGGGCTGACGGTGCGACAGCAGGACATCTACCTCTCATTCCTTGAGATTGAGAAGAAGCTGCTGGTGCAATACTTCGGCAAGGAAGTGGAAGGCCTGACTCCAAGGCCGGTGTGCGAAAAGCGGTTCTGGGCGAAGTGGCCGGACAGTTTGCAGCACAGCGGCCAGCTTGACCGGGTGCATCGCAAGGGCACGAAGGCGCTCATCGTGGAAATCAAGTCGCTAGTGGGCGAGATACCTGAATCGCCCACTAATATTCAGCTGCGCGACCAAGCCTGCCTGTATGACATCAACACCGCGCTGCTCGAGGAATTGGCCGTGGCGGTCATCCAGCCGCTTGTGACGCACTCACCGCAGTTGTGCATCTACAAGCGTCCCGACCTCATGCGGGCGCGCGAGGAGATGTATCACCGTGTCAATGCCAGCAATAAGCCGGGCGCACCACGGACGGCGGGTGAAATCCAGTGCAAGTTCTGCAAGGCGAAGTCGTCCTGCAAGGAATACAACCAGTTCGCCGGCTCGCTCGTGCCGGTTCAGAAGTCGCTGGTGGACGTTCCGGTGGCGAGCTGGACACCAGAGCAGCGACAGCAGTTCTGCGACCAGTTCGACATCGCTCAGAAGTGGCTCAACCAAGCATGGGACGAGATGGAGAAGCTCGCCACAGCCACGCCTGACGCAGTTCCGGGATATGCCATGGCTTCGGGCTCGACCCGCTCAACCATCATCAACCTCCAGTCGGTGTTCGACCGCGCATCCAAGCACGGCATCCCGCTGGCGGACTTCCTGATGAAGTCAACCATCTCCAAGACCGCGCTTGAGGAGATGACGCGCGCGGCCACCAAGCAGAAGGGCAAGGGATTGAAAGCCGTTGTGGAGGAAATCGTCGGAGCGGACGTGACCACATCGGTCGCAAAGTCTTCGCTGAAGAAGGTGAAGGCGTGAACTGGATTCCTATCATCCTGATGCTGGCCGCAGTCGGCTTCATCATCTTCCTGCTCACACGGAAGAACTAAACAAACCCGCCGGAGTCATCACTGGCTCCGGCGGGCCTTTCAACCATGAAACAAACAAACATCGCAGACAAATCACCATATCACACATGAAAACTGAAATCAAAATAATTGGTGTAAAGTGGCTTTGCTCCATGTTCCCATCTCTCAACAAAAGAGTAGCCGACGCCATCAAGCCGGTGGTCGGACTCAAAATCAAACGCAACCTCAATAAGCCATGAACAAAATCATATTCCTAGCGGACATAGACCTGTCGCTCGCGCCCAAGACGCGGGCTGAGATATGCCCGGAGACAGTGTCTGACTACGCCTCCGCCTACAAGCGGAAGGAGAAGCTGCCCATGCCGGTGCTATACCAAGTGGGCGGAAAATACATCACTGCGGACGGTGTCCACCGAATCAACGCGCTCAAGGCGGCAGGTGTCAAGGCGGCGACGTTCGAGGTTCGCAACGCCGACCGAGAACACGCCATCATCTTCGCGCTTCAGGCAAACATACATCACGGCCTGCGCCGCACCAACGCCGACAAGCGCCAGTGTGTCGAGACGGCAATCATGGAGTTCCCCGACAAGAGTCTGCGCGAGATTGCGGAAATCTGCTCCGTCAGCGACAGCCTTGTGAAGGAAGTCCGCTCTGGGATGGAGTGCGTGAAAAAGGTGGAATCACGCACCACTGTCACCGACAAAAAAGGAGTTGCACAACCAGCTGTCAAGACCAAAGATGGTGCAAGAACACGCACCATAAATGATGAAAACAAAGGGAAACATGAAGAAAAAGATACCGTTGATGAAAATCCAGCTCCAAGTGTTCGTGCCAAAAATACACCGCCAGTTGAGACCGACGACACTGGATATCCCATCCCTGAAAAGGCGATGGTGTTCTGGGAGCGCGCTGGCGAGGTGGATTCAATCCTTGGTATGGTCTCTGGAATCAAGGGTCGTATCACGAAGGCGCAGTCCGACAAAGACCCTCTCTATGCGGAGGTCAACTTCAGCGGGATTCTCGCTGACCTTGATAAGCTATACAGCGGAGTGAAGCTCGCCCTGCCGTATGCTACTTGTAGCGTTTGCCAAGGCAAATTGCCAGAGAAGTGCAAGATGTGCTCTGGCCGTGGCGTCATCAGCCAGTTCCGCTGGAAGACCTGTGTGCCGAAGGAGTTCAAAGAGATGCGTGAAAGGATGGTGAAGAAGTGAGCACATTCAAATTCAAGCCGCGCAAGATGGTCGGATATATTACAAACAATCATCGGGCAGATTGTGGCGGCAAAGCCTTGAACAGAATGACTCCTCAAGACCTAATAGCAAACATACTCCACTTCTGCGACCGAGAAGATATTGACGTGAATAGGGTTATCCGCCTAGCCAAGCTTCACTGGAGAGCTGAACGATGAGTAGTAAATTTAAGATGCGAGATTATCAACAGGAGGCTGTTGATTTAATCTACAAAGAGTGGGACGAGCACCGCTCTGTGCTTGGCGTCGCCGGGACGGGTTTGGGCAAGACCGTGATAATGACCGAGGTGGTTGCGCGTATGGTTCCCAAGCGAACCATCTTCCTTGCCCACCGCTCGGAACTTATCTTCCAAGCAAGACGCGCCTTCGCCATCCATGGCATTGACTGCGAGATTGAGAAGGCGGAACTCACAGCATCCACCAACTTGTTCACACAGGCTCCGGTGGTGCTGGCTACAGTGCAGACACTTGGCTCCGGCGAACCGGACAAGAAGCGGATGCAGCGGTTCAACCCGAAAGACTTCGGGCTACTGCTGTATGATGAATCACACCACTCGGTAAGCAAGGGCAATAAGGCCATCGTGGACTACTTCATGAATGGCAACCCAGAGCTGAAGGTGCTCGGGGTAACAGCGACCCCTGACCGAGCCGATGAGGAAGCATTGGGAGCCATCTTCGAGACGGTCGCCTTCGACTACGACATCTTGTTCGGAGTTGACAACGGCTGGCTGGTTGAGCCAGAGCAGGAGTTCATCGCGGTTGGCTCGCTGAACTTCGAGAACATGAGGACGACGGCCGGCGACCTGAACGGAGCAGACCTTGCCGCCGCCATGGAGGCCGAGGAGCCTGTGCAGCGCGTGGTGCAGGCCACGTTGGAGGCCATGTATGGGCTAAATCCAAACACACTGCTGGACGTGCCGACGGAACACTGGGCGGAGCGGTTGCATCTGGAATGCACCCCGAAGCGGACAATCGTATTCACGGCATCCGTGGCACAGGCTGAGATGTTGAGCAACATCTTCAACCGTGTCATCCCCAACCTGAGCAACTGGGTCTGCGGCAAGACGAGCGACCAGGAACGGCAGGAAGTGTTCGACCGCTTTGGCCGGGGCGAATCATCCATCCTAGTCAACTGCGGTGTCACCACGGAGGGCTACGACAATCCGGCTGTGGAAATCATCGTAGTTGCGCGGCCTACCAAGAGCCGCTCACTCTACGCGCAAATGATCGGACGTGGAACGAGGACGCTGCCGGGCATAGTGGACGGACTCGACAACAAGGAGGAGCGGCTGCTGGCTATTGCAGGCAGCGAAAAGCCAAAGATGCGGGTGCTGGACATGGTGGGCAACAGCGGAAAGCACAAGCTGATGACGACCGCCGACATCCTTGGTGGCAAGAACAGCGAGGCTGCCATCGAGGCCGCAATCGAGCGAATGAAAAGGGAGAAGGGAAAGATGCAGGTGCGAGAGGTTCTGGCCGAGGAGGAGGAGCGCATCCGCAAGGATGCTGAACTCCGGCGCGCGTTTGAGGAAGCCCGCAAGAACAAGCTGGTGGCCAAGGTAAAATACTCCGCCACGAAGGTCAACCCGTTCGACGCATTTGCGCTGTCTCCTGTTCAGGATAAGGGCTGGGACAAGGGAAAGAGCCTGTCGGAGCCGCAGCGCCTGCTGCTGATGAAGCAGGGGATTGACCCGGACAAGATGGGTTACGCGCAGGGCAGGCAGCTCCTGAACGAGCTCTTTAGAAGGTGGGGAAACAAACTAGCCACCTTCAAGCAATGCAACCAGATCAAAAGGTTCTATCCAGAACTAGAAGTGAAGGACCTGTCAATGAAACGGGCGAGCGCCATAATGAATGCGCTCGCCGGAAATGGATGGAGGAGGGTTGAGCTCTCTTCCATTTCACCAACGGAGAACAAATTAAACTGAAACAAATATGACACATAAACAAGAACTGACAAGAAACTCCATTGCTGCGGCGAAGATTGCCGTGGCGCATCTGGAGGGAAGCGATGAAGGCAGGAACAGTGCCAGCGTCCGTTCGGCCTTAATCAATATGCAGAAGGCGATGTGCGCCGTGCAGACACTGGAGCGGCTGGCAGCCGGAGTTACGGAACCCAAGAAAGGAGAATGATATGAACATTGGAGAAAAGATGAAAAAGCCAAAGGGCTACAAGTTTAACGGTGTAATCATAGGAAAGTTCAAGACTCTCTCTGGACTGGTTCGCTATGCCTGCGAACTGGTTGGAGACAACGGGGCTGGAATGATTCACATATTCAGCCACAAACAAATAGCCAAGAGAAAGGAATGATATGCCACCCAGAAAACGCAAAGTATTCACGGCGGTCTTTGAGATTGACTCCGAAATCATCAAGCTGAAACGTCTTGCGGCCAAGAAGCTGAAGGACAGCGAGAAGATGATGGTCAAACATCACGCCAAGATGCGCGAGTCAGAGACCGCTTGCTCTGCCGGCTATCAGACGCAGCTGATGAACGAGTCCGGCAAGTTCGAGAAGAAGGCAAAACGCCTGTCGCAGAACTACCACTACATCTACAACACAAGGATTCCGGCGCTGGTCAGAACTAAATCTGCCCTGCAAACGAAGCCGATGGCGTTCATCGAAGTCAACAGCGTCATGGAGGAGAAGGTGTGAATGAAAAAACAAATAGGCTTCCAACCAAAATCAGCGAGTCAGTCCGAAGGCTCAACCCACACCTATACGGCTCTAACATACTTCGTCCCATGGAAGCCTGTAAGCCCGAACCAATACCTTCACAAGCATTGGCGCGTGTTCCATCGTATCACAAAAGACGCCGCTCAAAAGAACTCATCCGCATTACACTCGTTGCAGCTCGGCGGCGTGAAGTTGATGACGATAACAATGTGGCTTCACTCAAGCCTCTCAGGGACGCCATCGCCTGCAACCTCTCCATTGACGACGGAGACGGTCGCATCCGATGGGAATATGGACAAGTCGAAACCAAGTCCACCGAAGGGGTGATTGTAAAAATGGAGACAGTATGTGGATAAGACTCAAGGGCGGAATCGAGTGCGTCTGCGGCAAGAAAGACTGGTGCATGGTGTCCGATTCAGGCCGCGAGTTCCTCTGCATGAGGGTGCAGTCCGAAAAGCAGTTCGTCCTAAAGGACGGCTCGGTCGGCTACATCCACAAGGCGGACGGCGAGCATCGGGTCAAGCCCATCATCATCAAGCAGGAGCGCAAGAAGCCGGCGGTTGACCTGCATACGCTCTACTACGACTGGCTTTCGGCAACGAAACCGGAATGGCAGGAGAAGCTGGCTCGAGAGATTGCCGTCAGCTTCTCCAGCGTCAAGTCCATCGGCGCGGCATGGTCAACCTTCCATCAGGCATGGGCATTTCCCATGCGAGACGGTCTCGGAGAACTGGTCGGCATCCGGTTGCGAGGATTCAACGGCAAGAAGTGGGCAGTCACCGGCAGCGCCAACGCCCTGTTCATCCCAAGGGACGACTACCGGAGACAGACGCTGTTTGTCTTTGAAGGCCCCACAGACACCTGCGCCGGCTTCACCGTAGGCCTGCGCTGTATCGGCAGGCCGTCCTGCTCGTCCGGGCTCTTCGACCTTGTGCGGTTCGTTAAACGCGAATCCGTGAAGGAAGTGGTCATCGTGGCTGACAATGACAAGCCGGGACTGGATGGGGCAGCCGTCCTTTCCCGTCACCTACCAGTCCCAAACACGGTGCTTACCCTGCCATGCAAGGACATGAGGGAGTTCGTGTCAACCGGAGGGACAGATGCAATGCTGATGTCGCTCGTCAAGTCGATGGTCTGGAACCAAGTCATTGCTGCCGGTGGGCAATGAAGAACTCGTGCCACTTGTTGTAAAGCTGACGCCTCGCCACGAGGGCGGCATCATACTGAGCCCGTTCATTGTCGGTCATGGAGCCGAGCCACTTGCGCTCGTTCTTCAGGCTGCCAGTGAACGGCTTCTTCTCCCACAGCTTCATGGCGTCGATGATGGCGTGGTCGCCTTTGTCCTTCCGCAGCTCCGTCAGCAATCCTTCCGCACCAGACACGTCGCCAATCTCCAGCGCGTGGCGCAGCTTCTGATAGTTTGGCTCATCGGTGGTGGTAATCACCGAGGTCTCCGTCTTCAAATGGTTTTCCTTCACGAAGTCTTCCGCGCTTGAGCGCACCCGAGCCATCACCGATCGCCCAATCTCCGCCTTCAATCCGGCAATCGCCATGGCTCCCCTCATCTGCATCGGGTTCGGTTCCTTGCCTTGGGCAATGGCCAACATCGCCCTAAACGAACCGCGTCCAGTGATGGGAATTGGAATGAGCTGCTTTGCGGCCGTGCCAAGAACTCCGGCAGAAGTAGTCTGGTATTCCCCAGTCGGGCTCTTGTCCGTGGCCAGCACCAGAGCCGCGCGCGAATACGGGCTGAACTTGTTCTCACCGATGGTTTGCAGGGCGTCCCACGCCTTCGGCTTCGTCTCGTTGTAGCGGACGAGGTCGTGCAGGATTTCGTTATACACCGCCAGCGGAGACAGGAACAGGCCGCTGCCGATGTCGGCATCGAACTTGTGGTCTTTGTCCTCGTTATCCCACGTAGGCTTCCCCTTCGTAATCATGTTCAACACCTGCGTAAGCACAGCCATGGCCAGCAGACCACGGCCAATGCCACGGCCAAGCGTCTCCTGTCCCTTCAGCATTCTCATAGCCTCGCCATTGCGGACTCCGGTCAGCAGCTTGTAAGGGATGGCCGCATCCTTCTTGATTAGTCCTTCCGCCCACTGTGGCGCAAGGAACGCCATGCGGAAGATGTCTTGGAACGTCCGGCTCTTGACCCAACCCTGGCGACCGATGCTACCGAACAGGTTGTTGATGTCGCGCGAAACTGTCATGGCGATGCGGTGCGAGTCCAGCTCCGGGTCTAGCTTGGAGATGCGCTCGAACTCCGAGATGGCCGAGCGGGTCATCAGGCCGCGCGTCAGCTTGTCGAACAGGAACTTGTTGTATTTGTCCAGCACTCCTCCAATGAGCGGCCAGTGATGCACCAAGTCCTTGTAGATGGCGTCCTGAATCTGGCCGACGTTCAGACCGCGCTTCTGCATCTCCTTCGCCAGAGCTGAGCGGGTCATGAAGCTCTTCTGACCATCGAAGTTAGTCGGCACCTTCTCCAAGCACCATGCAGCCGCTTCCTTTGACACCGCTCCGGACTCGACCGCCTTCGCCAAGTTATGCTCGCTGAACTCAAGGCAAGCCCAGCCCGGTTTATGTGCGCCAGCGTTCAAGCCCATGACTGCGCGAGAGTAGAACATGATGCGGCTGGCGTGGAAGAAGTCACCCACCAGCATGGTGTGCTTCATGAACTGCGACAGCATCAGTGCGCCGCGCGACGGCAGCCATGAGGTGATGGCGCTCGGCTCGGTGAGCTGTCGGTAGAGTCGGTCGTATCCGTGCAGCACCGCCACGTTCTTGCCGTCCACGCCCTTCAAATTGACATACTGGTTTCCGCTGTATTCAGGCGGAAGGTCGGCCACCTCGTATCCATTGACTGACTTCATGGGCGCGGCGAGCGGTGCTCCAGTCACTGAATCCTTCATGGCATACCAGCCCTCCTGCCACTGCTTCTCATTGACCTTGTTCAGCACCTGCCGGGTGGAGTGTTCCACCAGAGCCGAGGAGTCTCGCGTGGTCGGGATGTAGGCATCCACTGACGCGGCCTCGTAGTAGTTCTCGAAGGTCTTGCCCTTCGTCCACTGGCGTCCAAGGATGCGCTTCTCGCCAAAGTCCACCGTATCGTTGTTGAAGAACTCGGCGTTGTATCGGTCGGGCAGGTAGCCGTAGTCGAACTTGGCTTGATACCCGTTCTGCTTACCAATCTCGAAGGCTGAGTCGTAGGCGCGCGTGGCGGCGATGGAAGCAGTCTGCATCTCGGCGTCGCGCCAATGGGTCTTTGCGTAGTCCAGCTCCTCCATCAGCTTGGCATTGCTCTCCAGCCACGCCCTTGCCTTTAGGTGCTGCAATCGGTCGGGGCCAGCCAGAAGCTTCTTCGCCTTCTCGATGCCGTCGGCCACCTGCTGCTTGAACACGTCGAGCCGCTTGAGCTGTGACGGGTCGAAGCTGTATTCAGCGTCCTTGAACTTGAGCTGACCTTCGTTGATTAGCTGGCGCTCCACTCCGGCGCGAAGAATCTTTCCATACTCGCTGCCAAGAGCGGCGAGCTGGTCGGTCTTGATGAGCCCGTTGTTAAGTTTATCCTTCAGGCCTTGGATGTATTTTCTGTTGGTGTCGCCCAAGTCGGCCTTGCCGGGATGTTCCTCAACCATCTCCTGCTTCTTGGAGTCCCACACCTTCTTGCCTTGGCTCTTGGGCAGATTCGGTTCGGCCTCCAGTTGAGCGAGGATGACCTTGGTCTTGGTGATGTCGCCGTCCATCATGGCTCGCACCAGCCGATACTCACGCTGGCTGTTGGCAATCTCAACGGCGCGCGCCTTGGCAGAATCGCTCCAGACAAACTTTCGGGCGATGGCTTTAGCAGCCACCAGCGGGTTGACGCCGGCCAGCTTCTTCTCGACGGACTTGTCCTTCAGGACGCCGAACATATTGGAGGCCATGTTGAAGCAGTTCTTGACCGTCCAACCAGCATCGCGCGCACCATTGGCGGCAAGGTTGCCGGCGGCATCAAGGTAGCGGGACTGGATGTCCTTGGCTTCACGGCGGCTTAGGTAGGCTCCAGTGACGCGCTTAACATCGTTGATGCCATCTTCCACCCAGAGACGCGTGGCGGCGAACTGCTTGCGGTTGCGCTCCTCCAGCGACATCTTCTGCAAGTCCTGAATCTGCTTGGTGGTGATGGGCAGCTTGCGGCTCTTGTCAGCCAGCCAGTCGAGGCGCTCTTGGATGTCGCCAGAGATTCCAGTCGTCGGGTCTGACAGGGCTGCCTGTGGTGCGTCAGCCCTTTTCCCAGACAGGTAATCCTCGCGAGCCTTGGCAAGAGACTGCTTGGTTTCTTGTGAAATCTTCGCCCTCTCTTTTCCGGAGAACGGGTCTCTTACGTCCTGATACTCCGACGGCCGCGCGTCGGAAGTGAACGCAATCAGGGCGTCCATCCAGCGCAGGTCGCGGTGGTCAAGGGCGGGCTCAATGGACGGCTGTGCTGACGCCTCTGGCATTGGTGCTCCAGTTCCCTGTGGCGCTCCTTGGACATCAGTTGGCGCGCGCCGGTCGAGCGGCATCTCCAGCTCCTTCTTGGTGTCCAGATGCTCCAGCGAGCTCCAGCGTTCCGTCGGCTTCGGGTTGGTGGCCTTCAGGATGCGGCGCACGAAGTCGGCGCGGCTGGCAGATTTTGCGCGGATTCCAACCAGCAGGCGGGCGGTCTGGTTGATGAGCAATTCACCCATCAGCTGCTGCTGCTTGGCGTTGTATTTTCGGGCGACCTTGCGGTATTCCACGAACACCTTGCGGGCATACTTCCCAAGCGCATTGGTCAGCACAGGGTCTTTGAACTCCTTGAGCTGCTTAATGATTCGAGCCACCACCTCCGGCGAGTCAGTCCACTTGATTGCGTCGTAAAGCTTGCCAGCCTCGTAGTCCTTCAGAGGCTCTTTGGTGCGGATGCCGGAGCGGCCTGTGCCAATCATGGCATGGGTCTCGGCCGCCGCCGGGCCACTGACATGGCCTCCGCCGCCACGCTCAACGTTGGAGCCAAACCCTTCCGCTTCCTGTGACAGCTGTGGGTCTTTCTCGAAGGCTTCAATCTCGCGCTCCAGACGGATGCGGTCTGATTCGTTTATGTCGGAGCCCTTCTCCAGCTCGGCATCAATCTCATCGAGCTGCTTGCGGCGCTCCTCTGCGCCCATCTTTCGCATCTCCTTAATCTTCTCCTCGGCGAGAGGGTCGTGCTTGTCTGCCTCATTCCCAAACTCGTCCACAATTCGGCTACCAATGGGAGTGCTGCCCTTGGTGTAGCGCGCGGTCATGGCCTGCATCGCTTCGGAGTCGCTTATGGTCTGCTGCTGGTATTTATTCGCGCGAGACTCGCGAGCAAGCGCCGGCTGCAAGAACTGCTCGCTGAAGTCGCCATACTTGGCGAACGTCTTGGAGTAGCCCAGCACCGGCTCATCGAGCAGGATGCTATGGATGATTTGATACCGCTTTAGGATGGCTGGCAGACCCATGTGCTCACCCTTCGTTATGGGGTCGAGAATCATCGGTTGGCCGTCCTTGGAATAGACCGACGCCATGAACACGCGGTCGCTGGACATGGACTTCAGGACGGCGATGCGGCGGCTGGCCGTGCGCGGGTCGTGCTTGCTCCGGTTGGCGAAGTCCAGAAGGGAAGACTTAAGCTTGTGGATGCTCTTCTGGTCGCTGGTGCGCAGCGTGACGATTGAGTCCTCGTTCTTGCCACCACCAAGACGGACATCTTCCGGCGTCACCTCACGCTTGAAGTTGGTCTCATCGAGGATTGGCTCCATCATCTGCATATAGAGGTCTGCCTGACGCTTCAGGCGCTTCCTCATGGAAGCGGCAATGGTCTCGCCATCCTGGCGTTCCAGCACCTTGTCGGGCTTCTCGGACTGCTTGGCCAGCTCGGCCTTCTTCTCGTCCGGAGACAGCAGCTTAAACACTTCCATCGCCTGCTCCTTGGTCAGCTCTGCCGGCGGAGCATCGTCGGTTCCGCGATAGGTGATTCCCTTCTCCAGAGAGATGAGACCCTTGGCCTCGTTCTTTCCGCCAGCCTTGCGAACATCCTTGGCCAGCTCGGAATTCAGGAGCGAGTCAACCTCTGCGCCTTTGAGTCCTTCAATGCGCTTCCAGAAAGCCTGCCCCAGCATCTCGTGCAGGACTCCCTTCTGAAGCCTGCCTTCATAATGTTTCTCCAGCTCACGGACAGAGTGGGTCAGGCTGGCGGTTCGTCGACCGGCCTCAAGGTCTTCGATGGCCTTGGACATCATGTCCTCGACACGGCCATTGACCATACGCTGCGTGGCCTCGACTTCGCTGACGGCATCGCCGACCTGGGTTGACTTGTCCATGAACGCTTCAGGGTGCTCCTGCTGTTGCTGACGCAGGTAGGCGACGTAGGCCTCGGCGTCAGGGTCTTGCGCGGTGGACTTCAGCTTCTTGATGTTGATGAGTCGGCTGCGGGCGTTTTGAGTTCCTTCAAGATTCTTCTGGTCGCCCCACGCACGGAGCTGACGAGCCTGTGCCACCATGGCGTCATGGCCTTCCACGTCACCAAGCTGACTGTATTCCTCAGCAGAGTCCTCATGCTCGAGCGCCAGCTTCTCGTAGGGATTACTGAAGTCGGCAAGGCGGCTGGATGCCCCCTGAACCTTCTCATTGGCAGCCTGCTCGGCATGGTTGAGTCGGATTTGGACAGAACGGATGGTGGCCGACGCTCGGCCTTTGATGCCACGGCTGACAAGGTTCTCACGGATGAGTCGGACAGCCTTCTGCATCCCGTAGATTACATCCAACTTGAGTCGCTCGGTTCCGGCCATCTCAGTCAGCTCGTCAGGCTTCATGCCAAGGATTTCCTGCATCCTCATTCGGAAGGCCTCGTGCGCCATGTAGAGGTCTGACCGTCCCTCGCTGCCAGAGTAAATCTTCTTTACCGCCCATTTCTCCGGAGCCGTCATGGCATCCCACAGGCTAATGGCGGCATCATCAGGAGTGGCACTGTGAATCTGCTCATGGGCAATCAGATTCTGCACCTGCTTGCGGATGGCGCGCTCGCTGTGTCCGTGGTAGCGCATGGCGTTGACCACCTGCGACAGTCTTGCTGCGGACACATGAATCTTGCCGTCGCGCCGGTCGAACCACATATGGCCGGTGCCAGTCTCCTCTTTGTCCTTGGTTCGGGTGGAGGCTTCCTGGCGGTCAACATCACCAGACTCCAACTCCTGTTGGATGAGCTCGTTCTGCTTGTCAACCATCTCCGACTCCGCCTGATTCTTGTGCTCAGGCGTCATGCCAGTGTCGGCCATCAGCTTTGGATAAAGAGCGTTCAGCTCCTCCATGGTCTTGACTGACTTGACCTGCGCGGTGAAATCTTCCAGAGGCTTGGTGTTCTCCTTCGGTGTTGCCACCGGAGTTTCCTCAGCTTTCGGAGCTGGAGCGGCATCAGTCTTGGGTGCATCAGCAGCAGTCTTGGAAGCGGCATCATCCACATCCATGGCAGCCTTGCGGACTTCGATTGCCTTGCGCTGCTCGTCCGCCGACATCGTGCGAATCTTTTTCTTCTGGCTCTCGGTGAACTTGAGCTGCTTTAGCTGCGCCTCCAAGTCCCAGTTGGTCGGAATCTTCACCTCTGGAACCGGAGCCTTCTCCGTCACCACTTCTTCCTTCTTGGTGTCGGCAGGAACCTTGCCTTCCAGCAGGTCGTTGATGTCGTCGGCCGGCTTGGCGGCGGCGGTCTCGACGGCTTCCGTCTTGGCCTTCTCCGTCTCCTTGGCGACCACTTGGTCGGTGTCGTTGTGCAGGACGTAGGGAACCCCAGTCTCGTCCATCGCCTGCTTGATTTCTGGGGCGACGCCATCCTTCTTGGTCTGCTCGGCGTGGGCGATTTCCTCGGGCGTCATCTGAGCCACAATCTTCGCGGCGGCGTCCTTGGCTGCGGCTGGCGTGTTTGCGCCATGCTTCTCGGAGAATCGGGTATTGCCGGCAATCATGGACTGGATGATGCCCATGGCGACATTCTCGCCAGTGATGGGCTGACCAGTTACGAGCGGCTGACCGACAGAAACAGCGGCACCAAGGCCTGCGCCCATGGCCACGCCCTTGGCTTCGCGGGTCATCTTGCCGCGAAGCAGGTCGTATGCGCCACCAGCCAGCTTCTTGGGCGACTGCATCTCGAACGCGCCCAGCGACGCAGCCACCGAGCCGACATCTGAAGCGATGGGATGGTCTTCGTGCGCCTTGCTGATTAGGTTCTTGATGCGGTCAGGAAGAATCTTGTTCTGCACCCAGTCGAGCGCAGAGCTGCCGCCAATGACGCCCACAAGTCCAAGCCCAATTCCTAGAACGTCCGCCACCGGGTCAACTGGGCCACCGCCAGCCAGCTCACCAATTCCAACGCCGACAGCTCCAGATGCAATCCTCTTGGCTGCGAACTTGGCAGTAAGCGATGCCGCCGCCTTTGCTCCAGCCCATGCGCCAACCGTTGGAACGGCGGCAGAGGCGGCTCCGGTGGCTGCGGACTGGATGACGGACATCTTGGGCTCCGGAACTGGAGCCGGGTTCGCGTCGAAAATCTGCTTGATTTGTTCAGGGTTCGGAGGCGCGTCACCCTCGACCGTCAGATTCCTTCCGGTCGGGTCTTGTATGGTAAATTGAGGCATGATTGTTCAATTATTTTCCCGACTTTGCGGAGTCAATTTGGTTTGCCAAATCCTCAAGTTCTGAAATCTTTTTCAGTCTCCAGCCAATCGTGTTCTTCCACATGGAAGTCCCCACAATAGAATTTCCCTTCATGCTGTCAACTTCATCTTGAAGGCTTTTAATCTGCTTACGGTATTCGGTTGAGCCTTCAAACGGAATACTGCCCGGGCTGATACCGTCAGGGATTGCCGCCTTTGATGGAGCAGCTGCTGGCGCTGCGCTAGGAGCTGGAGCTGCGACTGCCGACGGTTTTGTGACAACTCTATATCCTGGAGGCATTCCACCACCGACTTTAGGCTGATGGCCGGTGATGCCACGGATTTCTTCCATGATTCTTTCCTTCTCCGTCGGGTCGAGTTCTTCCTTGAGCTGGGTCTGGAGCGCCCCTAGATACGCCTTGTCGGAATCGGACAGGTCTTTGTTATCGTTTCCATATTTTCCAACCGGAGCCGGATGCCAAGTGCCATGGCCATCCACAACGCCCTTGCCGTTTTCGCCAAAGTCAAAAGGCATCGGCGCGGGCATCGGCCGGTCGTCGCGAGCGAGTTGCCCCATGCCAACCATGCTACCCATCTCCGGGCCAATCCTCATGGCTGCCTGAACCGGGTCAACGCCAGACTGGACAAGCTGCTGGTATTGCTGCTGCGCCTGGAACTTCCTTGCCGCCGCCTGCGTGGCCATCTGGAGCTGCTGCTGCTTCATCTGGGTGTCAACAGCGTGTTGCTGAACTTGCATGTTATACTCCCTGTCCTGCTGGTCTTTTAACATCTGAATCTGCATCTGCTTCTGTGCTGACTCCCGTTGCACCTGCTGCTGGGCGTTGGCGATGTTCTGGCGCTCAACGTCTAGGCGCGCTCCGGCATTGGCAAGATTACCCCACTCTTGCGGGTTGGTCTGAAGCCACGGTGGGATGGTGTCGAGTGCCATAAATCAGGATTGGTAATTGCCACTCGGGTCTGGGCTGCCCCAAGCATCAAATTGTGTTGGGTCGTAATTTTGACTGGTGACATCGCTGCTGCCAGCCGCAGGCTGCCCGTAGAGATATTGGTAAATTTGCGGAGTCATTGCAGTCGCGGTGGAATCCGCTGAACCTCCGAGACCAGCCAGAGTTCCAAGACCTGAGGCGCCATTTGAATAGGTAGGGGTCGTATTGTAGCCAGTCCCGTATGGGTTCGTGCCGCCTCCGGATGGATGACCGCTGCCCTGACCCAGTGCGATGGCCTCCTGTGCTGCCAGAGTCGGGTTCGGGGCCGCAGCCATGGCTGCATTGCGAGAGGCGATGTCCGCGAGCAGCTGCGGGTTCTGCTGCTGCTGGCCGGATGCGCCAAGGAAGTTCATGTAGTTGGACGACCCCTGCTGCTGGAGCTGCTCCTGCGAGAGCCCCATCGTGCTCATCAGGGTTTCATTCGTCAGTCCGCTGTTTCCGCCCTGTCCAAGTGACATCCCGCGCGACGCTGCGGTATTGGTCAGATTCTGGATGGTGGACGCCGAGAGCTGGCCGGCTAGCTGGGAACCAATCAGGCCGGTCTCCGCAGACGTGTTCGCCGCCATGCCGGGTATGGCCTGTGTCTGGTCCCAGATTGACGGAGGAGCTCCGATTGCACCGGGAACCATTCCGAAGGTCGTGCCACTGCCTTGCGTGGGAGCTGGGTTCAAGGAGAAGCCACCAGCGCCACCAGCGGAAGCGCCTCCAGATGCGTAGCCACCAGATGCGTAGCCACCAGCGTAGCCTCCGCCAGCGCCACCGGCAATGTAGCTGCCAGCGTTTGAACCACCGTTGGGATCGGTGTAGCCATAATCAACTGACGGAGGGTTTGGGAGTCCAATTCCACCTCCCATCCCAGTCCACGCCGCCTCATTGAGGTTGTAATTTTGCCAGTTCAGGCTGTTCACGGCTGCCTGCTCAGGGGTTAATTGGTAGCTCATTTTGTTTAGTAGGTGTAAAGGCTTTGTGGACGTTTTCCAAACGGAAGGATTCTCGCCTGAAACTGCTCATCAGGGAATCGGTTTCTCATCTGGTGATTTAGCTCCAGCATGGCGGACTTCTCAAGGCCGGCGGCAGAGGCCAAATCACCGGACTCCTTTTTTCGGATGGACAGCACCATGTCCCGCAGCGCGTCCTGATTCTCAATGAGCACCCGGTCGGTATCGTTGACCACCGGGATGAATGACAGCTTCACCAGCGCGTTGGCCACCAGCGAAACCATTCCGTGCATCATCAGCTTCATCAGGACGTATTCAGGGGACTGCTCTGACGGCTCGTAGATGGAAAGCGGAAGCAGGTTGCCGTTGTTGTCATCCTGCTGGCAGGTGACGTAGCCGGAGGTCATGTCCTTGGCCACGCGGCTGACCACAGAGAACTGCTGCGGATACGAGGATGCGAACGTGGAACTCATCTGGATGGTGCAAGACGCCGGTGCGCCGTTCTGGTCAAGTCCGAAGAAGGAGATGTTCTTGCCGGCGTCGAGCGGCGACGAGGATGTGACCCTGATGTAGTTCGGCGACTTGAACTGGCTCGTCACCACGACGTATCCGTCGGACGCTGCGACCTCGTGGAAACTGCCCCTGCAAGATGCCGCCCAGCTTATGATTCCGTCAGTCCACGGCAGGTATTCAAACCAGAGGTTCGACATCCTCGACTGAATCCTGCGGCCACCAAACAAGGTCAGGTTCATGGCCAGCACCGTCGCCACCTCCCTTGGGCAGATTATCGTCCCGTTCTGGCCGATTGTTAGCGCCATCGGCTGCACGGACGACCACCAGTTGCCGCGAGTCATCAGCTGGCGCGTGGCGTCGTTGACGATGCTGGTGAAATCCGGCGACGTGGTGGCGATGCCGCAGGAGCGGCCAACCGGTCCGGCCTTCACTTGTGCGAGCGTCAATAACATATTGAATCATTCCCACATATTTCGTTTTGGGTCAATGCTTTCATTGGCAGACGCCTACGATGATGATGTTCTGGACGTATGGAGACGGGGTGCCAGCGACGAAACCTGCGTTTATTCCGTTTGCCGTGTTTGTGATTGAGGAACCAAAAAACGAGTTAAAACTGGATGTGAGGTCTGTGTATGGGCTGGAAGCACTATACACCTTGTATGATGTTCCTGGAGCAGGAAGTGGATGGGAATACGATGCGCCAGAAACCTTATATCCTGACGGGGAATTATTCACAAATGTAACGCTGGCGCCTTCAAACTGAACTGGCGCATTGTAGGCATAGTAGGCGTTGACCGTCGCATTGATGCCAGTTTTGTTCGTGATGAACGTGATTAGGACATTGTTCCCCTGCACAATCTTCGTCACCAGATTCGTCGTGAGCAGGATTGAGTTGGTTGCAACCGCAGACCAGTTGGTGAGATTCTTCGTGGCAGGCTGGTATCCAGAGGTGTAAAGATTCGTAGTTGAGCCAAGCGTGGCAGTGATGACTCCGCTTCCGTTCGTGGAGTAGCTGGCCGTCATGTTGGAGTTGACATTGATGGCCCCAACAAACGCATGGTTCGTTCCCCAGCACAGAAGGATGTTAGTGGCGTTGGTGTTCACCTGAAGCTGCAATGCGTTCGTGGTTAATTGGAGATTTGTCGGGTATCCGGATAGGGCGGATGCCACGTCACCAGTCATTGAGTAGAATGAAAGATTGACAGATTGAAGGTAATTCTGGTTCGACACCCACGCCATGCTTGCCAGCGGGTTTGTCACCGCCGCCGTGGTAAATCCAGCCACGCTCGGAATGACTGGAGGATTGGTGAACTTGGAATAATTCAGGTTGCTCGTTCCAGTCAGATACACGCCCTTTGGAAGAAGTGTCGCTGCCGCTGTGGACGTTGAAATGATTCCACTGAAATAGACTGCCGCGTTTGTCCAGTCACCCTTTGCCGCCAGTGTGCCTAGCCATGAAGATTTGTTGGTCGTGAACGCTCCCCAGGCCGCCAGATTCACGGCATTGATGTTTGTGATATACACCACGTTTGAGCCAGCAAGGTTCACCGTGTATGCCCAGCCCGCGCTAGTCAGGTTGGACGCTAGAGTGACTCCGGTTCCTGCGGACATGGAGGTGACGACATTGCTTCCAAATTTTGTGGCGTTGGTTCCTACGTATGAAATGTAGTGCGACGGATTATTTGAATAGACACCGTTTGCAATCGCCGTAGCTGTCGGTGGAGCGTAGGATTGAAGCGACGAGATAAATCCGTTTGACGCCCCAGACAACTGCACCTGCGTCGCCAGATTGGGGTTTGAGATTGGAGGATAGGCCATGCTCGCCGCTCCAGCCACGTCAACGTAGTTCGCGTAGTTGCTGACGGTCAGACCTCCAGCTGCGGCCAGTGTTGCTGCGGTGACGAACCGCTGTGGGCCGGTGAATCCAAGCACAGAGAACGGATAAGGCGGAGCTCCGGGATATGCCTGATATATGTCAGCTGAATCAGGGCTGACCCACTGGCCTGAAAGTCCGCTTGCGTTGACGTAGTTGGTATTAACATAATAGGGATAGATATTCCCAGTCGTAATAAATTCGTTCAGGTTCGCAAGAAACCCCCATCCATTGAAAAATGGATAAGGAAGGCCTATCAGAAAGAAATTAGCTCCATTACCGTTCGTATAACATAAAACCCCACCATACACAGGAAGAATAGTCTGATAATAATTCCCATCACATTGAGGCTCTCCAGAGCCGGTGACAGTATAAAATGGGTCTCCCAGCGCCACGACAGACGCGATGGTGGAAACCAGATTAACGCAATACGCATCGCCGTTTGTGGTGAACGAGTTTTGCTTGATTCCAATAGGGGTCTGCGCCGGGCAGAGTGTGCATCCGTTCAGGGCCAGCATCAGCAGGAATGTAAATGTGTTTTTCATCAGTAGCAGAATCCAATCACGGTTACTGTTTTGTTCGTGCCGATGGAGTTTCCAGAGTCGGCGTATGTGAATCCAGTTGTGGTGGCAGTCAGCGTGGAAACCGTGTAGGACGCCCCAGCGTAATACACCTTCAAGGAAGTAGGCGTGGCGAGCAGCGCCGATGACCATGTGCCAGAATATGAGTTGCCAGAAACCGCCGGAGTGGTGAACGTGACTGACTGCCACGCTGCCGGAGACTGGCCGGTGTAGGTGGCTCCAATCGTGGCGATGATTCCACCAGATACGCTGTTCGACAGCGCAACACTTGCCGTTGTCCCGGCGGTAATCGAAGTGATTACGTTGGTTGTCAGCAGGATGGTGTTCGTGGGGATTGACGACCAGTTGGTTAGGTTCTGGCTGGACGGCTGGAACCCTGCCACTGCGCCACCGTAGCTTCCAAGTGTTGCGGTGATGACGCCGTTGGTCGTCGCCAGAGAGACCGTCATGTTGGACACGACGAGAATGCTTCCGATGAACGGCTGGCTTGTAGGCCATGCGGCGGCAATGCTGTCAGAGTTCGCTGAGATTTCAGTTTGAAGTGCATTGCTGGCGTTGTTCAACTGCGACGGAGAAACCACAGTCAGCATGGCATTGTTGACGTAGTTGGTGGTGGCGTAGGAAGCAAGGATTCCAGCGTTGGTGTAACCCTGCGACTGCACCCAGTTCGTCGTTGCAAGCCCGTTGGTGATTGCCGCCGTCACGAGCCCGTTGGTGGACGGGATTGCTGGAGGATTGGTCACGTTGCTGTAATCCAGATTCGATTGCGCTGTTAGATACGCTCCAGTCGTCTGATAGGTAGCCGCCGCCGAGACTGCTGAAAGCAGTGGATTCGTATAGGTGGAGGCGTTTGTGTAGTCCAGATACGGGGCAACGTAGTTCGTCCATGAAGAAGCCAGAGTGGTAAATGCACCGTAGGAGGCAAGGCTGGTCGCGTTCAAGTTGGTAACGTTGACGTTGTTGGTTCCGCTGGCCGTCAGGGTTACTGCAATTCCTGCCAAAGTATTCACCTGCGTAATTGTGACACCGCCCGCGCTGACGACAGATGTCACCACGTTGGTTCCAAAATAGGTCAGTCCATTGGTGGCCGATGGTGTCAGGTAGCCGGACGGATTGTTAGAATATACCGTGTTCGCCACCGTGGTTGCCACGCCGTTAAGATAGGCTGTTGAATTTGTCCACAGTGAATTGGTCGCTGACGCAAGCTGCGGCACGGTGACAAGGCTTGCCGGTAGGTTTGTCCCGGCAAAGTTCGTCGCCTGCTGATACCACCACAGAGCCGCACCATTCGTATCCGTAAAAAGCGTGTAATTGTTAGTGTCCAGCCCGCCCGCAGCCTCAATGACCTGCGAGTTAATCGAAACGGAAAGCTGATTCTGAATAGCCGCGTTGGCGATGTTGGTTGCCATAGCGAGCGCATTGGCGTCGGTGTTCGTCGTGAACGAGTTGTAGTAAAACTGAGTGGCGCTCGCAGCCAGCGTTAACGCCGTTGCCAGCGCGATGAAGAAGTTTCTCATATCCAAGTATTGTTCGTTGTGTTCCAGTTGTAAAGGGTCAGCGTGGTCAAATCGTAATACATCCCTGCACCGTCCGCCGGTTTCTGGGTGGTCGGAGCTCCGTTGCCGTTGAAATAATCCTGCCCCAGCGATGCCACAGCGCCGCCGCCATTGGCGGTGACATCATCACCCCAGTAGCCAAGAGGATTCCAGAAATAAACCGCCGAGTTCGTGTAGTCGAAATATGAACCCGCGTTGTTCGCTGGCGTTGGAGTGGCTGGCGTTGGCGCACCTGAGCCGGCGAACGCCTGGCAGCCGGCCGCAATCACCGTAGCTCCTGTCGGCGTGATGCCGCCGTCCCATTGTGTTCCGAGCCACAGATAAAACTCCTGGTTGGCCGCATCGAAATAAATGCCTGCCTGCGCTCCCGGATTCTGGTTCGTCGGAGCTCCAAACCCGGCGAACATCTGCTTCAGCAGTGGAGGGGCAGGCGGAGCCGGAGGCACAGGGACGTTCACAATCGGCATGGCAAACTCGCTTTTTGGAACTTTTGACGCCTTGAACGCCGCACCCATGAACTGAGCGGAGCCGGTTGAAATGGTGATTCTCACCTGAAAGTCGTAGCCATCCCGGTTCTGATTTCCAGAAGTCGAGCCGCCGGAGCCAATGGGACATCCAAGACCCATGCGGGTGGCATAAGGCTTGTTGCCGCCGGTGTTGTCCACCGTCCATGAATACCACAGATGCCAGTTCGGGTCGTAGTCCGGCCTGAACTCCACCGTGAACGTGACCAAGCCCAGCAGGTTCTGGAAATAGACCTCACCATCCTCAAGTCGCAGCAGGTCATATTCTCCCTTGATTTCATTCGGGTCGAACAGGACTGGAGATTCAAGCTGGAAAAGCGTGTCATCGGTTCCAGCGATGTCCTGACCGTCGGTGGTGGACAGAATCTCCGAGAGTCCGATGGATGTTCCGTTGGACGTGAACATAAAGCACCGCGCCGTGTTGTGGAACACTCCCGTCATCAGTTGCAGGGCGTTGACGGACTGCCACACCCCATCCCAGACCGAGGGCGACTTTGATTGCAGGTTGCTGACGGAATCTAGGTTTATCACCACGGCGTTTTGAAACGTCGTCCCGTTCGCGCCGGAGACTGGAGAGCAGCCGAAGATAATCCGGTTGTCAAACTGCACAGCAGAGCAGAAGTCCAGCAGGTTTTCCTGGTCGCCATCGATGGCGCGGCCAACTTCATGGCTGCATGGCGTGTTGTTCCACTTGTAGAAGTCCAGCGAGGCGATGGTCATTGACCGGATGCCGTCTGGAGCGCGGAACAGGATGTCCCCATTGACCGGGATGGACGACCACTGGCCGAGTGCGCCCGCTCCAATCAGCGAGACGGTGACAATCGGAGTCGTCAGGCTCGCCCATGTGGTGATGTCCGCCGGAGCATTCACGCTGAAAATGCACTGCGCGGTCATCACCTGCAACGGCCCCTGACCCAGCGCGACGTTCATTGTCGGTGCGACGACCATCGCCCGGATTGAGCCGTAGTTGCCAGGCAGTGAAAATGTGCCGCCATTCGATAGCAGCGTGTTCTGCATCGTGTATAGGATTGCGTCGAGGAAGTTGTTCGCCGCCGTGCCGCTAGAACCGCCCACGATGTCGCCGGCCACAAACTGCGTCCCGCTTGGAAGCGTAGTCCAGATGCGACCCTGGCAATATGCCCACTGCTTGCCGCAGGGGATGCCGACTAGAGTTTGCAGGACACAATTAGAAAGGCTTGTTCCAGAGACTACCGACTGGTTTGTGAGAATGTAGCTGGCAACGCTTCCGGGAGCGGGAGCACTTGAAATAGTGCATTGGAAATTCGAGCCGGGCGACGAGGAGTTTGAGCCGACGAAGACGGTTGCTCCTGACGGAGACGTGGAGGGATATGGCTGGCTGTTTGTGAAAGTGACCCCGTAAGGAGAGCCGGAGCTTGTCGTGGATGCAATCACCCCAATCGGCGTATAGGTCGCATTGACGGACTGAACCGAAGTCTGGTATTGAAGCGTGATGGCTGTGATTTTTGAATTGGAGCCATACGGGTCTGACGGCAGGATGATGTTGAAGCTGCCGGAAGAAATCATCGAGGGCGTGATTTGAGATGAAGTGACCTGCGTTGTAGCACCTGGAACCATCGGACTTCCAAAAGGTGCTCCACTTTGGGATTTGTATTGCTGAACCGTCACCAGTGCCGTCAGGGAGCCGGCAACAAAGCCGGCGGTGGTATTCGCGTTGTTGGCGTCCGAAGTCCCAACGGTCAGATTGTTAGCGTAGGCAAACGGATAGGACGCATTGATTGCCAATGTTTGATTGCTGTATATGGTGGCGTAGCTTTGAAGATAAACAGCGTCTCCTATTGTGAATGTGTGAGCGCCTGTCGTATTCAAGAGGGCGTCATAAAAACCAGCAGGAGGAAAACCAATGGACATCTGGCCGATGAACGCGCCTGTTGCTCCTGAATAAACAGACAGCGGCTGTGGCGTTGTGGTGGTTGGTGCGGTTGAAAAATTCGCGCTGGAAACCGTCAGAGTCGAGCCGACCGACGGGGCGACATTCGTTGAAGCAGTGTTAAAAACCGCAATCTGCGTCTGCAACGAGAGCGACCGGAAGGAATTGTTGCCATCGAACACCAGCGGGTTCGGAGTCGAGCCATCCTGGATAATCAGGTAGTTCTCCGCCTGACCCAACCATGCCTGCGTTGCCGTGATTGAATTCAGGTCGGGAACACCAGCTGAAATAATCGGTGTGAACTCCTTGAGCGCGATGCTGCCGGGGGACGGGGAATAAACGCCCACGCTGCTGACGATGTAGTCCGGCGTGAACCCGAACAGCCGTCCACTTATCAGGGCGAAGAACGTCGGGCCGGGCAGGATTGAACTTTTGTTCGGGTGATACGACTTCTCGGTTGCACCCTGGAAGACTCCGTTCTGGACGAAGTTGGCGCAGGTGTTGGATCCTCCGATGACCAGCGCCCCGCCATCAGTGAAGTTGTATGCGGGAAACTTTGGCCGGGGCGAGCAGTAGCCGCCACGCACGGTTCCGTTCACCATCCATGCGAGCTTGTTGCGCGGCAGAAGATGCGGATTAACTCCGGAGTCAACTCCACCAAGGAATCCGCCGATGAAATCTTTGAGAAAACTCACATCCCAGTAATACACCTTGAAGGATTGGCCTGCAACTGTTATCATCCTTGCAAACAGGTATGGCCATACTCAACCGATACGGAATCGCCTTCAGGGCGGGAACCAGCGCCTTCGAGGTGGAGAAATATATGCTCCGCAAGGGTGGACAGTGGATTGGCAAGGATGGCCAGCCGCGCGGAAACGGGATGTTCTGGCACATGAAGAAGCTGATGTCCGTTCTCTGGCCGGACGAGCTTACGTGGCACCGCTGGAACGAGCTCCAGCTCCAGAGCTACCTCGACCATCGCGCCATCGGCGTCATGGGGCCGGCCTCCAGCGGCAAGACGAACACCGCCGGCGTGACCATGCTGGCCGACTACTACGTCTGGCCGGAATGCACCACCGTCCTGATTTGCTCCACCACCCGCGAGCGCCTCGAAGACCGCATCTGGGGTGAAATCAAGAAATACCACAAGATTGCCCGACGCCGCTTCCCTGGCCTTCCGGGCAACCTGATTGAGGGCAAACAGCGCATTGTCACCGACAGCAAGTCCGACTCGGTTGATGGCCGCGACTTCCGTAACGGCATCATTGGCGTCCCTTGTCTTGTCGGTGGCAACTACCAAGGCCTCGGCTCGTTCATCGGAATCAAGAACAAGCGGGTCAGGCTGTCGGCGGACGAGCTCCAGCTCCTGCCATCCATGTTCGTGTTCTCCGTCTCAAACATGGACAAGAACGAGGACTTCAAGGTCATGGGGCTTGGCAACCCGAAGGAGACCACGGACGCCCTAGGTGTTCTCTGCGAGCCCGCTGAGGCCATCGGAGGATGGGAGGGCGGTGTTGACCAGTCTCCAGAGACAAAGACGTGGCCTACCCGGTTCGGCGGGGTCTGTGTGCAGCTCGTGGGAACCGACTCACCGAACCTTGATGGCAAGCTGGGCATCCCGCTCATCACTCAGGCAGCGATTGACCGCGACATCGAGCGGTATGGCAAGGACTCGCTTCAGTTCACGATGATGAACCAAGGCATGATGCCCAAGGGACAGGGCAGCCGCCGCGTCATCACCCGCCAGCTCTGCCTGAAGAATCAGGCTTTGGACGACCCGGAGTGGTTGAACGAGCAGCGTACGAAGATTTCCTTCCTTGACGCGGCCTACTCTGGCGTGGGCGGAGACCGCTGTATCTACGGCGAGCTGGAGATTGGGCAGCAGGCGTGGACGGAGGGCTCGGACGACCTGATTCCGAACATCGCCCAGCAGAATCCTTTCCAGTCCAAGCACCGCCAGATTATCGCCATTTCGCGCATCATCCTCTGCCCGGTCAATGTGAAGATTGACGTGCCGCCAGAGGAGCAGATTGTCGCCTTCGTCAAGACCCAGTGCGACACCGCCAACATCCCGCCGGAGAGCTTCTTCTTCGACTCGGGCATGAGGACGACGCTGGTCACGGCGTTTGGCCGGCTCTGGTCGCCACAGGTCAACTCGATTGATTGCGGCGGCTCGCCGTCAGCACGGCCAGTCTCCTCGACCGAGACCATCACCGAAAAGAACGGGACGGTGCGGCCGAAGCGGTGCGACGAACACTACTCCAAGTTCATCACCGAGCTGTGGTATTCCGTTCGGCTTGTCATCGAGGCGCAGCAGCTTCGTGGACTGACTGAATCCGTCATGCAGGAAGGCTGCCAGCGTGAGTGGACTACCGTGTCCGGCAACAAGATTGAGGTGGAGCCCAAGTCGGAGATGAAGAAGAAGACCGGCCGCTCGCCTGACTTGTTCGACTCGCTGGCCATCGGCATCGAGGGCGCTCGCCGGCGCGGGTTCACCATCGCCAGCCTGAGACTAAAAGAGACACCCCGGAAACAGGGCGGCTCATGGAAGCAGACGCTTAAAACGAAGGCGCGCGAGTCGTGGAAAGAAGGCGCGCTGAATTATTCCACCTGAACCAAAGTCCAGAAGTCGGAGCCATTCTGCTCCAGATATGCGAACGGGAGGGTGAAGTAGCCCGACTGTCCCCATCCACTGCCCCATGAATTCCGCACGATATACACACCCTTGTTGCAGTCGTAGCCGACAATCAGGACGGCATGGCCACCGAGGCAGGACTCGTTCGGCCCCGGCATTGGGACGACGCCGGTCTGGCTGACCTGCGAGTTTTCAAACGAATCGAACACGCTGATACCGATTATGACGGGCTGAGCCTGCGCCAGTGCCGCCTTGATGTCGTAAAGGTCAACGGCGTGATACTGGAGCACTTGGTCTTTCAGTGCGTCGTCGTAGCATGACTGTGGTGGAACCACGCTGAACTGGCTGATGTCATACGGCCACTCGGATTCCGGGCAGACGCCCTGCTTAGCCACCGATGCCACGCCGTCGCGGATTTGAGCACCAGAGTCATCCGTGAGCTGGACGCATTCGTTGAGGCGCTCGTTGGCGTAGACGAACAGGCGGGACGGAGTGATGAACCCGAGTCCTTGTTTGCCACGCTCATAGTCATAGGCAGCGGCGATGGCGTTCGCGGTGCAGGAGCCCAGCGAGCCCTGGTCATACACTGGAGGCATGGACGGCCGTAGGTCAACCACCACCGGCAGCGGCTGAACATCACGGTCAAGCTTGGGAATGAACTTGAAGTCGCGATGGTCAGGGCGTTCCGCGCGCCATCCATACTTGCGGCCGATGGTGGATTTGTTCATGTCAGTTCACCTGCGGCTTGGCCACCTTAGGGATGATGGTGCTGGCGCCGCTCGTGCCGTTAGTTCCGATGTTGGCGGTCACGTTGCCGGCGCCTATGGTCTCATTGATGCCGACATCAAACGGATTGATGGTCGTGTTCGCGGTGGCCGTGGTGAAGAACGGGGCGCAGCTTAGCGCGTTGGTGCTGGTCGGATAGACGGACATGTAGGAGCTGAACGCCCCAAAGTCAATCTCCGGAGTGGACGTGCTGCTGCCGGTGGCGGTGACACGCAGGCCAAACCCGCGCGTCTGTACGACCGTCACGCAGCCGTTGGTATAGACCGAAGTGCAGCCGGTCAACGACACCGCAATAGCGCCCAGCGCTAACAGGGTGACCAGGCGGCGCACCTTCGGGAGCGGCGAGACAATCGGAGGCTGGCCAAGCGGCACGCTCCCGCCGGACTGGATCACAGACCAGCCAGCCGGGAGCGGCGAGACAATCGGAGGCTGGCCAAGCGACTGGCCGTTATACCAGTGCGAATAGGCAAACACGGCGAGCGCAACGATGGCTGGCGCAATGGTGGCGGATAGGCCGGCAAGGTCAGAGCTGAAGCCCAACTTGGCTGCGATGCCGGCGCAGGCGGCGATTATGAGTTTGGTGACTATAGATACGGCTTGGTCTTGGTTCATAATTTTGTTTGGTTGACTGACGGTGGAAACATAGCAGCAAACAGCGGATCGTCAAACTTGTTTTTTGGGGTAGTCGTCGCTCTGGGAATGCTTGCAGATGTTGTTCAACGCCCGCAGCATCTCCTCATGCCGAGCCCGGCTGATTTCCATGACCGCCGTGTAATGGCTTTCGTTTAGCTCTGTGACCTTGGCTAGCTTTCCGTTCTGAGTGGACTGACCCACCTCAATCTGTCGCAGGCAGTCCCTCTGTTCTTTCTGAATCTGCTGCGCCAGGGAATCTTTCTTTGAGTCCTTGACCTTGGCATACAGAGAGCCGACGGCAAACAGCACGATGGAGATGAACGTCCCCCATTGCCCAATGGAGGTGCCGGATGTTTCAGTGGCGAGCATCATAGATTCAATCCGGTCTTTCAAACTTTGTCAGCCGCTCATTGTTTTCTGGATGGATTTCGCTCATAAGTCATTTCTTCTTATGCCGCCGTTTCGTCAGCAGGCAATGGTTTGGTGTCGGGTGTTTCATTTTCCGTAGATGTCAGAGTCCTGCCAAAGCCAGATATAAGGGTTTCCGCCCTGCTCAATCCAGTTGTTTGGGTTGGCCGGGCAGCAGTGCCAGCGCCACGCAGAGCAGAATCAGGATGGCGGGGCGGAGCGGTTTCATGGGTGAATCGCAATCCAATCAATTAAACCAGTTGACGATGTCATGTTAAACACGCAGTTCGTAGTGGTCTTTGACGAGACATAGCTGGACGCGATTGCAAAGCCGTTGCCCGTCTCTGTCGCGGTGTAATTGGTATCTGAAAAGGCATTTTGAAACACAGCCGTAAAAGAGGTCAGGACATATGCGTTTGTCGTGCCTTGGTTGATTTGAAAACCGCCTTGAATTTTGACCGGACTGAACCTGTTAGTTGTGCAAAGGGTCGCATCATATTGCCCGGCAATAAACAGGCGAACCCTTGATGACGAACCGAGCTGATCGAAGATTTCCCAAGATTGCCCCGGAAAAAGATTATTTGTTATTGATGTGAAGCTATTGAATCCAAGGTTGGCGGTGTTGACCGTCGAACTACCAGTCGGTGTTTGCAGGTAGAAACAATAAACTGAATTGGCGTTTCCTAGCGAGTTGGTTGGAATTGTCGCAAGACAGTTGAATGTATTGTGCGTTGCGTTTAGATAGTCCACGCTGCTTTCCACTCCGACCGGATAGATTCCAGCCACCAAAATACTATTCATGTATGTGTTATTGGTGAATATAAAGTTCGCCACATTGTAATCAAAGTTTAGCGTGTTATTGTAATTCGGGCGGTTGTTTGTAACGCCGGCTCCCGCTATAAAAAAGTTGCACGTTGTCGACCAAGAATTGAAAGTGTTGCGATGGATGTTGGCATAATTATTTGTTCCAAACCAAAAACCGCCAATGTTGCCAGTCCAGCCGGCGAAGGTTCCGTCAGCTACCTCGACCGAACTCCTTAACCCTTGCGATGGATTATCATAAAACGCGAACGGTTGCGATGAAAGGCCGTTGGTGGGATTGTCAGTCCACGAACCGCCCAAAATTGCAGATGCTCCATAAATGTTAAACCACGCTTCGCTGCCAAAGTTATTTGACGCTATACCGGACGCGGTGATGGAAGCACCGTAGGCATGAAACGAGACATTTGTTATCCAGCATTGAAACCCATCGGGTGTTGGATAATTGAATCCGGGCGCAAACGTCAGCCAGCAAGGTGCTCCGTTTAAGTTGCTGACTGCGCCGATGGCTGATGCCAGATTAGTATAGGTTCCGCTAAATCCAGCCGACGAAAGCCAGACGGTGTTGGTAGAAACCGCGCCGTAAAAGTTCGTCACCCCGCCGCCGGAGGAGGTGGCTGCCGGCAGATTCGTCAGGCCGCCGCCGTCGCCGGTGAAAGTGCCGTAGTATGAGACCGCTCCTAATAATTTCAGGCAGAGCAGTGTGAAGATGAGGATGAGTGAGTTTTTCATAAAATCAATTCCAGCCGCCGTTGAAATACCACCAGACGCGGTTGTTGCTGGTGTCAATGGCGATGCCAGTTCCGCTGGCGGGGGTGAAGTTTGGCGTCCCTCCGGCGTAGTTGCCGGTGGTGATGGACGCGCCGCCACCGACGGAACCTCCGGCGATGATGGACAGCAGCGACAGTTCAAGGAGCTGACCAACGCTGGGGTAGGCGCAGGACAGCCAGCCGGGGACATTGGTGTTGGACAGGAGAGATTGGTAGTCGGTTGGCATGGTAGGAGCCATCGTTGCAGCGATGGATTTGAGCAAGGCCAGCTTTAAGAGCTGCGGGCCGGAGACTTCTCCAGAGGCCGCGTAGTCCGTCACACTGGACAGCAGGGTTTGGAAATCGTAGGCCATATCAATCCTCCAACATGGAGCTGAGACCGTCACCTTTCGGCGGTGGAGCCTGTGCGGGTTCGTCCGGCTCCTCGGTCTTCTGGCCGGCGGGCTGGACTTCAATCTCCTGCTCGTGGACTCGAACCACCTCTACTGAGATGGTGTCCCCAGGCTTGGCATCAGGGAACGCGGACTTGGGGAGCAGGCAGGTCTTGCCAGAGGCGGGAGCCTCGGCTTGTGCGTTGTCGCCGCCGTCCGGCGAGTCGTCGTAGAGGTCTTCTTGTGGCATAAGGATGGTATCCGCAGTTAAGCGGCTGCGGCAGGATAGTCCCGCCGCAGCCGCGCGTCAAACCGTCCTTACGCGTCGAGCGTGTTCGCGTCCAGCGCAGTGGTCTGGAACGTGTCCACCGGGGTCGTGTTCGCCGTGCTGCCGTCGCTGATGGCGACCGACACGCCTTGGATGACCACGCTCACCGACGGAACCGGGTCAACCCCGAAGCCGGTGGCGACCGCAACGCGGCCGTTCGGCCAGCTGCCGGGCAGCGGGCAGTTCGGCAACGCGCTGTTGTATTCCTGCACCGGGTAGCCCATCGTCGCATCCGTGTTGGCGGTCTGGATGTTCGGGATGACGCTCTGCTGGCGCTTGTGGAAGATTGCTTCCGCAAACTCCGTGTGGAGCGGGCGGACGTAATACTTGAACCAGGACGCAAACCGGCCCTTGTTCTGCCACGCGTTCTTGATGGCGTTGCCGTTGACATCGGCACCAAGGTCGTGCATCTGGAACTGCCATTTGCCGCCGAAGTCGCGATGGCCGAAGGGCAGTTCCGAGTTGAGCGGGGCCGCGTCCGGGACGAGCAGCTCCATGGCCTTCTTGTGCCAGATGTAGCTCATGGCGAACTGAGCCGTATCGAAGTCCGGGTTGGCATCCGAGCCTAGGCCGGGAGAGCCGCCAGCGCCGGAGGTGATGCCGTTGCGGAAGGGCAGGATGACCTGATACTGGTAGCGGTTGGTGTAGCTCGCGCCAAGGTCGTTGACGTAGTTGAACCGGAGACCCAGCTCGTCCACGCGCACCTGGAAGTTGCCAATCTGGCCGCTGAAACCATAGCGCCAGTATTCGCTGGCCGCGTTCCATTCGGTGAAGCGCCAGTTGCCGGAGATGGTGGGCGCTCCGCCGGTGCCGTTGTTCGCCAGCCTTTCCAGCTGGAAGCAGGTGTCCATGTCCGTGACCAGCTCGATGAACGCAGTGGTCTCCTTGAACGGGTTCTTGCCGGCATAGCCGCGCCGCATGAGCGGGCTGAACCGGGCCTGCAACATCTGCGGGGCCAGCAGATAGACGTTGCCCGGGCTGATGTTGGTGTAGAAGTAGATTTCCTCGTCGCCGTTCGGCCCGCCGAGCGCGCCGCTGACCGGGGAAGTCCACTGGAACGTGAACGGGGTCATGGAGCTGTTGGCAGCCCATTTCTGTTTCGCCCACACCAGCGCGCGTTTGCGTAGGAAGGCGCTCGAAATGTCGGTCGTCGCCGGCCGGAGGATTTCGTTGATGATTTGGGAGATGTGCGCCTCGGCCTGGGTGATGTGCATGTCTTGGTCGTAGCACATGAGGGGCGTCGACCAGGTCTGCTGTTCGCTGTAATAAGTCAGACGGTCAGCACCCCAGCCGATTTGATGTTCGGTCGGGTCGCAGGGGTTGCCCTGGCAGCCGGGGCCATTGGCCACGACCCGGCTCCACGCCTTCGTGGTGTTCGGAAACACATGGCGGAAACGGTCTTGGGTGATTTCAGTCGGGGTTCCCATCGGTGTGGTGCCGGTGGATACGTTCAACAGCCAGCCATCGGTGGGCCGGATGTCTTCCATGATGATTTCGTCAAACTTCGGGGTCTGATCGACAAGAAAATTAGGAAAATCGCAGGCCGCAATTATCGCAGTAGGGCAACTCATAAATTTGTAATGTTAAAAAATTGATTGATTTTAACAGCTTGAACTCACACCACCACACAGCGGGGAGACAAAGCTGTTGATTGTGGGTTTTGAGAAGACCCGGCTTCCGAAGGGCGTATTTTGTCACGCCTCTGACTTTGCCGCGCTCATTCACGGACTCTTGCCCATTGAAGGGTCGATGTTTAAGTCTTACCCCCGTCAACGATAACTGTCAAATAAAAAATAAAATCCCCGCCAGATTTCTCCAGCGGGGACTCATCACCCACCCGATAATTGTTCAGCCACCGAACTTCTTCACCATGGCGTCATGGAGACCGGCCATGCCCCGGCGAGGAGCGGCTGCTCCACCCTTGGGCGGAGGCGCGCCACCACCGCCACCCGGAGGCTCGGCCTGCTTGTAGCCTTCCAGCTCCTTGGCGAGCTCGGCGATGCGGGCATCCTTCTGCTGGTTACGGAAGACCAGCCGACCAAAGGCGGCGGCGCGGTTCCTTACGGCGGCGTGTCGCTCAACGATGGCCTTGCGGTCTTCCGGCTTCAGACCGGGAGCCATAGGGTTCTCGGAGAATGCCCGGTCTGCCAGTGCAAAACCCTTGGCGAGACGCTGGTTGCCCTCCTGGTCTCCGTCCACTTCCTTGAAGTAAGCGCCGTATTTCTCGTGGGTCTTGAGCGATTCGTTGGCCTGGTTCCAGGTGTCGTTGATTTCCTTGGTTGCCGCGAGGTGTCGCCGCTGGTTTTCAACCTGCCGCTGCTTGTCGCGCTCAATGCCCTCACCCTTGACTTCCGCCAGCCGCGCCGACTGCTTGTCGTAGAGCTGACGGATTTCCTTGCGATGCTGCATTACGTCGTCCGCGAAGTCGCCGAAGCGTTCTACTGCCAGCTTGCGGGCTTCTCCGAGCGGAAGGTTCACCAAGTCGAGGATGTCACCGGCAGTCATGGAACGCTCGCCGCCATCACCAGAAGCAACGGTCAGTTCACCCAAATCGCCCATTGCGCGCTTCCAAGCGTCGTCGTATGGGCGCTGGTATTGCTCCTGAAACTCCTTGGACTTGGTGTAGTTGACGTAGCGGATTTCCTTCTCCAGTTCGTCGGCGCGCGCATTGAGCTGCTCGATTTCCTTCTGGCGCTCCGGTGTGATGCGAAGCTTCTCCAGTTCGGCTACCTTGCCTTCGTATTCCTTGATTTTGGTCTTGGACTCCTCGTATAGCTTCCACGGATTCGGCTTATCCTTCGGTTCAACCCTTGGCTCGACCACAGGGGGCTCGGCCTTTGGAGCGGCAGGAGCTGGAGCGGCGGGCGGAGTGGCACCCTTGTCACCCAGCTTGCCCAGTTCTCCGAACATCCTGGACTTAGCCGAACCCTTGGCCGGTGGAGCTGTGGGCGTGACCGGCGGAGGAATTGACCCGGCTGGCGCGGCGACCGGAGCGGCCGGCTGTGCTGGTGAAGACGGCGGCGCGGCCGGTGGCGGAGTGCCGCCATCGCCATCAGGCATTCTCAAGATTCTCATAATCAGGAAAGGTTGTCAGTGCGCTGCTTCTTTTCAGACGGCGGTTGCGGAAGCTCGGCAAGCTGTAGCAGCAGCGACACGAAGTCGTTCATGCCCTGTATGCGGTTGAACACAGTGGAGGACGCTCGCTGGTATTCCTCGGTGCCAATCTCCGGCGGAGCGGTGGCGCACATGGCCCGGACGTAGTGCGCCTGAGCTGCTTGGATAGCGCGCTGGAATGCAGCCGACTCAATCATCCGGTGGTGTTCATCAATGTTCTGCGCGGACGACAGGAACAGTTCGCGTGGGCTGGGGTTCTTTTGCGGAGGCGGTACTGGCAGTGTTTGTGTCATAGGACTTTTGGTTTCTTGGTTTTCTTCAGCACCTTCGGGGCGTGTTTGCCCTTCAGCGTGTTTGGAAGTTTCTTGTGGGTCAGCAGCATCCGGCTCAGAGCCTTGTTCAGGATGCCATGCGGATGCATGGTCTTGACCGATTCAGGCACGGTTGCCGGAATACGGTCAACCGGCTTTTTATACACCGGCAGCCCGGGCGGGATGGTTACTTTTTCCGGCGGCATACGCAGGGTTTCTTGCCACACTTGCCGCACTTGCGGGCGCGCTTGGCGTTGTCATACACAGGCGTCCTGTCGCACATCGCCTGTGCGTAGTTGCAGCCGGAACTTGCTGGAGCATTTGCCATGCGTTGACAATAGCACCGATTGTTTTGTAGTCAAGGTTGTAACCGAAATCAACCGATGATTGAGGAGGGGTCTGGAATCTCCTGGTCAGCCATGGCCATGCCGGATTCCTTGGCCTTTTCCATCTCGGAGAGCAGGTCGGCAAGCGATTGAAACTCGCAGTGGCAGCCCTCCGGTAGCAGCTCCTTCTTCTCGCGCAAGGACTCGACAGCCTCCTCGATGGTGTCGCCGATGGCGCATAGCCAGCCGATTTCACTGACGCCGGCCGGGTCGGGCGGGACGCAAATCTTTCCATCCACCTTGCAGGAGAAGGACATCTTGAACCACTGGTCAAGCTCGTCGGGGATGATGAAGATGCCCCAGTCATCCCGGTCAACCTTGATGATGGCCTGCACCCCGAACGCTGCCACCTGCTCCGGCTCGACAAGGATTCCGTTCGCGCCCAGCCACATGATTTCACCGAGGTTGCCAACCATTTCGCACATGACCTGTGACGGCGGAGACGGGAAGCGGCAGGTCGGGTCAATGAAGAAACTCTCGCCTTCCTTGGTGATTCGGACTTCCGTGGAGAACGCCGAGCGATAGCCATACTTGGCCAGCACCGGGCCGAACTCCTTATTTACGATTCGGACTTCCTCCGGGACTTCGGCCATGGACTGAAAGGCTCCAATGTAGGCGGAATCTTTAGCCTCCATTCCGTGAATAACGGTTTCAGGCCAACGGCCATCAATGCAGTAGGTATCAATGCCGTCTTCAATTTCTGTGTCAATGGGGTGGAACGCATAAAATGTGAACTCGTCACGGAGCGGGCCGAGCTTCACCGCCCACGCGTCGAGCATCCCCTCGTCCTCCTCCATGGTGCGGAAGTGGCAGGTCTCGAAGTCGCCGCGATAGGTGCTTACCTTTATGAAGCGGTCGGGGTTCTCTGATAGGTATTCCTTCAGCGCTTTGAGGCCTTTCACCTCGTCACACTTGGGAACGGGTAGGTTTGTGGTGGCGAGCACCTCAAGGAACTTGCCGCGCCGGGCCTCCAGCTCGTCCGCATCACGGCATCCCCAGACGGCCTTGCCCATGCTGATGAGCTGCTTCTGGAGCGATGCCATGCCGATGTCCGTGAACACCACCAAGTCGCAGAATGGAATCACATCCCAGATGGACTCCACGCGCTCGATGTCGCCGTAGCCATCACCGATGACGGCATCCTTGAACTTGGGGAAGGCGGTTTCCCATGGCGACCAATAGAAAGTCCGGGCGTAATCGCGAGCCAGTCGGCGGGCGACGTGGGTGAAAATGCCGCTGTCAATGACAAGGCAGACGATGTCTTCAGTCTTCTTCATCTTCATCACCTTCTCCAATGAATTCGCCGTCTTCAGTTATTGCGCCTTCTGGCATGGTTCTTTAAGTTTGTCTCCTGCGATCTTGACTGCCAGTTCTTTCAGCGCCGGGCTGGTGTCGTGTGTCTTGCGCCATGAGGACTCGGACTTTAGGCGGCGTTCAACCTCGCGCCGCATCCGCAGCTCCTCAATGTCCTGGATGGAGCACTCAGGCGGCATCAGGACTTGAGCCCTCCACGTTTGAACTCGTGCACCGCCCTCAAGTTCTCACGGTTGATTTCAGCCGTGGTCTTCTGGCTCTCAAGTTTCTGCGACTGCTGGAAGGCCAGCTCCTTCTGCGCCATCTTCTGCGCGTGGGTCTCGGTGGCGTTCTTCGCCTTGACCTTCGCAAGCATGAGCGTTGACTGAACCTTTGGGTCGGGAGCCTGCTGTTGCTGCTGCTTCTTCTTCATCTGCTCCTCGAGCCGCTGCTGGAACGCGCGCACGAGGTTCATCACCTTGCCGAGCTGCTTGCCAATCTCGGTGACAAACTCCTTCTCCTCCTTGTCCTGCGACAGAAGTTTCAGGTGCTGGCTGATGCAGTTGGCCACCATGTTGAATCCTTTGATCTTGTCGGCGGACGCCATGCCGCCCTGCTTCTCAATGCCCTGGATTTCCTGCGACATCTCGGTGAGCAGAACCTGGATGAACTCCTTGTGGTTCTGGCCGGTCTTGACGGCGACGGGATAGCCGGCCATGAGCACGGAGATGGACAGCTGCGCGTCGTGGACGGTGTCGGAAATCTTCAGCGGCTCCTCCGGCACGAGCGTCATCGCCCAGTCGGGGTCGTCGGTGATGGCGGTGGTAACGCGGCGCAGGATGTCTCGCTGCGGCTCCGGGTCGTAGAGGTGGCGCATCTGCATGAGCTGCTCGGCAATCGCCATCTCCATGGTCTTGTTGCCCGCACCCATCACGCGCTCCGGCTCCACCTCGCAGCTGTCGGCATCCAGGACTGAATCAGGAACACCGCGCAGAAGGCAGGCCGCTCGGAACTCGCGCACCTCAGGGTCGCCGGAATTCGCCTTCATAAACCGGCGGATGATTTCACGGTATTCAGGAACCTGGTAGTGGTAGGCCTGGTTCAGGGCGCCGCTCACCAGCGAGGTGGCCTGGCCGGCCTCGGCCATGACCTGAAACTTGGTCTTTCGGTCGCCGGGGGTGTTCGCCGCCTGCGCTGTGAATGACGCGGAATTTGAGTCAATGATGGACTTGTTCTCGCGCAGGAACAGCTCGATGAGATCGGCGTTGACCTGCCACCGCTCCGCAGCCGGAACGAACTTCACCGTGTCGTCAATGACCCCCATGTTGATCATCTCGACTTTCAGCGCGCGCTCTGCGGAGTCGGACGAGTTGACCCGGAAGTAGTTCATCGCCGCCTCGAAGGCGGACATGGTGAACCGGCAGCGCATCCGGTTCTGAAGATGACAGGCCGCGTAGGTGAGGAACCCGAGCGACCTGACTGAATGGTATCGGAAGGGTGCCACCGAACTGAGGTCGGCGAACTGGAAGCTGATGAGCTCGGACAGCTTGTCGGCATACTTGCGCTTGCCGGGGTTGAACAGGAACCCTGTCCGCATGAAGTCGGAATCCTTTTTCTGCTGCCGGCTTTCCACCTGACCGCCCGCGCCGGACGGGGTGCTCCAGGCGTCGAGGATGATGCGCCGGTTCCAGCCGGCCGTGCCGCCCTCGTCGCTCCAGAAATAAAAGTCGAAGCAGTCAATGGTCGGAACCTTGTCGGAGGCGTAGAATCCGCCGTCGCCCTTGATGCGCTCGGACATTTTCTCCGGCGACCAGATTTCCGGCTGGTTAGTTCCCATCAAGTCCACCATCTGCTTGTCAACCCACTTCACAACCTGGTCAACCAGAGCCATGTTCCATCCGGCCTCAGCCGCATTCTTGCGGTCTCGCGTCAGCTTCATCAGCTCCGGCGTGGTGTAGCTGCGGTAGATGTAGAAGAACGGAAGGTTCTCCATTGAGAGCAGGGTGTTCGCGGGGATGCCCACGTCCTCGATGCCGATAGCGGACGGCTGCCAGCTGTCGGCGTCGCGCCACGCTGACGGCCCGATGCCGTGCAGCACGTCCATGGCGAACTTGCTTCGGAAGGTTTCAAAGTAGGGGATGGAGCGCTTGACCACCTTGTTCATCTGCGCGGTGATGACATCCGAGTAGGTGCGCCGCTTGTGCTTGGGGCCGGAGTCAACGGTGATATTGAAGAACCTGCCCGGTTTCAGGAACGCGCCGTAGAACTGTGCGCGCGCGTCGTGCGCCAGTCGGGTTCCCTCCAGGAAGTTCACATTGACCGGGTTGGCGTCGTCGTCCTCGAATGGCTTGACTCCGTTGAACAGGTCGTTGATTCGTTTCCGGTTCAGGCCGCGCGGGTAGTCCGCCATTCGCAGCTGGTCGCAGATTTCCTCCACCACGCGGTTGTTGTCGAAGCGCATATAATTCAGACTCTAGTCCTGTTCACGAGATTTGCAACGACGTAATCCACTTCCGGCATCCTTTTTACGGCGTCAGCATAGCGGACTGTCAGGTGGCACTGGCCGCGCGGCAGAGAGCCTCCGCCTCCGTTTTGAATAAAGGCGATATAGGGAATGAACGACGAGCTGGCCAGATGCAGCGTCGCCGTGTCGGAGGTGATGAGCAGCGCCGCCCGGTCGTATAGCCCCAGCAGGTCGTAGATGCGGTGCGCCTTGAGCGTGGAGATGTCCACCACCTCATGCGTGTCAGAGTATTTCCGCAGCAGGGCGTGGACTTCCGGCTCAAATGGGAACGGACTTGAACTGCCGGACTTCTGGCAGCACACCAGAATCTTCGGATTCCGCGTCTTGAAGGTGTCGGCGACAAGCTTCTGCTCGCGCGCCATGTCGCGCCTGTCGAACACCACCGGCTCGAACAGCCGGTCAATGTCGAACCCGGCGCTAGTCCACTGGCTGCTCATGTAGGAGAACCATGATTTCTTCGGGACGCAGACCTTCTTGTCGCGGATGGTAAGGTTCACCTTCTCGGAGGGAACTGGAGGCGGCACGAACGTCGGGTCGTCCCACCACTTCGGGAACGTCACGTTCTCCGCGCCGAACTCCTTATCGGCGATGATGCGGGCCTTGCCGCACTCGCCATACCAGTGAAGTGGGACAGCCCACGGCCTGACGTAGGACACCCCGTCAAACAGATTTGCAAACTCCTGGGATACCATCACCAGCGGCCTGATGCCGGTCTTGTCGAAGGAGTGCTTCCATCCAGGCATCAGAACCATCAGGTCGCCATACTTTCCGAGGTGGATGCAGCATGACTCCTTCAATGCCATGCTTCACCCCATTTCGGAAGGTCTGCGTGGTGCGCGATAATGCTTCGGTCAACCGTGACCTTCAGGTTTTGGCTGCGCGCATACTTGCAGATTGGATGATGGTCGGTGAACGCCGGATGATCTTCATACCTTGCGCCATGCTGGTATAGGATGGAGGGAACCATGGTGATCGTGCCAACGCAGTCCATCTCCACCACGGTCTCTTTGGGCTGATACCAGAACGGCTTCGCAAGCGATGGCGGGTCATCTTCAGTGTGTGCGTCGCACTCGTTCCAATACGGGACTTCATGTTGCAGATTGCGGCCCCATACGCGATGGCGGTTGGTGGGTTTCACGGTGTCCTTGCCCTTCATCACGAACGCCGCCCAGTCGTAGAACTCCTTCCGGCCTTCAATCAAAACCATCGGCGCGCTTACTCCTCCGGGATTCCCGGCGATTAGGCGTGTCGGCATATCCATTGGATAATCCACCACGTCGGCATCCACCCACAGAAGATAGTCCCACTGGTCGAGTTTGATTCGGTCAAGCATCATGTTCCTGGCGCGGCACACCCGGCTCCATGGTGTATGGTCAGACAGCTCCCTGGCGATTGGTGTGTGGTCGTAGTAGGTGGCCATCGAATGAACCGGATTGAAGGACGGCATTGAGCCGGCCAAGGACAGGCACTTCGCCATCAGACCAGGGTTCATTCCAGGTTTCACTGGAATACAAGTGAGGATTTTTGACATAATTTAATCTCTACTACCATTTAACTTACGTTGCAGCGGACGTGCCGCCGCTGAACTATTTGTTAGGCCGTGTGGTCACGTCGTCATCAATTCGCACGCCACAAGCACCCGGCCTAACACATCGCCGGAGCCAAAGCCGCCGCGTGCGTCATGTGACATGATTATGTTATGTTACATTACATGGCGCCTAACACATCGCCGGAGCCAAAGCCGCCGCGTGCGTCAGTCTGTTTTTCTTGAGGTTTCATTGGCGGCTTGGCTCAGCTTGAGGCGTCAATAGGGGTATTTGATGTTCCAGGTCTGCTTGCGGCCATCACAACCACAGACCCGGTGAAACACTTTTTGATACCAGTCCTTCAGGGCGTCGGAGTTGTCGGAGCCGATGATGCGCTCAACGGTGTCGCCAACTCCATTGTCGTCAGGATGCTTCATGGTGGCTACGCTCTTGGCCCAGAGCGGCCAGTGGTCGCGGTGGATGGTGGACGTGTGCTTGTCCGATCCTCCATCGACGTAGTATTCCCGCCAGCCGTTCATCTTGCAGATGGAGGCGTTGAAGTCGTCCACCCAGTCCTCTACGGCGGCGCGATCAATCGGCCAACCGTATTTCTGGGCGAGGTTTGGATTCGCGTTGGTGAGCTTGATGACGCTGTTGGCGATCTGGGTGAACGAGGAGAACGGGCTGGACTCGTAGCCGGCCTCTGGCAATGAGAAGCGGAAGCCTCCGGGTATCTGTCTTTGACGGTCTTTTAATCTTGCCATGCGGATATAATGCCACAGCCGGATTCCGAGTCAATTATTTGTTTGCAAAGGCGTGAACGGCATGGGATGATGGCCTCATGAAATGTGTGCGATGCGGCGGAACTGGAAAAGAACAGGACAGCGCGGCGGTAGGCCAGACGATGAAGAATCGCCGGCTGTCGGCAGAGCTGTCGCTGCGGCAGATGGCCGTGCTGGTCGGGAGGTCGCACTCATTTCTCTCACAGCTGGAGAACGGACGACGCCGCTGGCCCGAGTTCCTGCTCAACAAATACGCAGCGGCCTGCAACGAAAGGAACGAATGATTGCCATATCCGTGGACGTGACCCTGCTCCAAAAAGCCAGGTTCAAGACCGTGACCCGCAAGAACGGCGCGAAGGCCGTCTTCTGCGACCTGATTCTGATTGACTCTCCGAACTCTGACTACGGCGACTACATCGTGAAGCAGCAGGTGACGAAGGAGGAGCGCGCAGCGAGGCTGGAAATGCCTATACTTGGCAACGGTAAGGTGCTGGACTTCAAGAAGAAGGAGCAATCTCCTGCCGCCGACTCCGAGTCAACAGAGTCAGATGACGTTAAGTTTTAACCACTTATGAATATGCACAAAAATGATACACCGGGAACCCTAGGCTTTAACGATAATATGGTGCGTGAACACGCACCATTCACGCACCAGCGCCTAAAAATGAACCTGCACTCTCTGGCCGCTGACCTGGCTGATCGTGTGCCGGCGATGGCGCTCGATTCTAAGCTGAACAACTCAGTCCTGCTGGAGCGGCTGCTGGTGGAGGCGGGCTGCATGGTCAATGGCTGCGAGCACGTCTCACTGCTGGCGACCAAGTTCCCGGGCCTGTTCCAGTGTGTGGACTGCGAACAATTAACTACGGCGTAACAACTTATGAAAACATTCAATGCGGACAAAGGCGTGTGGGAAGGTAGAGATGTGGTGCCTGAAAATGGCATATTCTGGCACCGGAGAAGAAAAGGTGTTGACAGGATTACGGACATGGCTTAGAAGTTTGGTAGTCTTATGACAAACGCCATATCAGAACAATTTAGAAATCTCGTCTCAAACGGGAGTGGATTGGCGTCCATCGTAATGACTAGCGGCCAGTGTCGAGCAATCGGCGCTGGCCGTTTCCTTTCGGTCTTCGATAAAATCAAGCACCCTCGGCTGAGGCAAACCAGCCCAAGGCAGTCAGACCTGCCAGTGTTGCCGTCCATGCTGACGGCTACCCCCATGCTGATACAATCCGGTTCTCCGGCAGCGATGGCCAGGGAACACACCCCCGCGTTTGAACAAGCCGTCGAAGGCCTATCGCAGCAAGCTGGGTTCTCCGTGCGTCCGGTGACGGCCGCATACGGCAAGGACTGACCCAGCGGAACCACCCGTCCGGAAGCCCTCCGGCAAACAGGTTCCGCCAGAAACATACAAGGGGGTGGTGTATCTACACGACAACAACCTCACAATCTGGCGAAGCTTTCCCCGCCGCATAGGTCGCGCAACCATGTTCTCCTCGCAAAAGGCAAAGCGCCCAGGCCATGCCCAGACGCAGCAGAGTGAGTCCCTGACCGCCCTTACCCTCTGGATAATCGAACTGGAGTCCCTTCTGGAATCGAGTTGGAAATGAAACCGCCATCACCCTTCGGATTCCCAACGAACCTACGTCGCTTGTGGAAATGAACTGGAAGTGAGGATGGGGAGGGAGAGGCAGGGATGTTATCCTCATCACCATCAGCGCAAGTGGGCGTCGGGTGGGCGGGGCGGTGACGGGTCGGAGAAAAAAGAGATGCCTTTGGGTGTGGCGCGGATTACTTGTGGAGAAAGCAAGCGTGAGACTTGATGACGTGGCAACCTTTAGCGCGTGGCAAGTCGAGCGTGAGTGAATATCCAAATAAAACATATGGCTAACAAAGTTAACACCTTCGCGCCCGCGCCCGTTGCGCCGTCGCTCGTTCCCGCTCGCCTCGTTACTCCTCAAACGGCTTTCTCGTTTGATGGCATAGACTTTAATGAGAAGCAAGTGGTTACAAAGGAACACACACAAAAGGC